ATTGCATTAAAAGAACACAAGGAAATTATACTTGCTGAAGTAGATGCAGAGAAAAGGATTCTTATGGGTCCTGCTCTTATTCCTAATAAGAAGATATTTAGAAAAGGAGAAGATGATGATACTGATTATTACATATATTTCTCTGAAGATACCGTAAGAAAAGCATCTGAATTATTCTTTATTAAAAGCAAACATCAGAACTCTACATTTGAACATTCATTTGAATTAAGTGATATGTCTGTAGTAGAGTCTTGGCTTATAGAAGACCCAGAGAAAGATAAAGCTGCTGCTTATGGATATGACTTACCTAAAGGAACTTGGATGGTTTCTATGAAAGTATTAAATGATGATGTATGGAAAGCAGTAAAAGCTGGAGAAGTAAAAGGATTTTCTATAGAAGGATATTTTGCTGATAGTATGGAGAGACCTAAAGAAAGTGTAGAGGAAAATGCTTGTTCTGATTGTTTAGATGAACTAAACGCAGAATATGAACTTGCAGAGGTATTAGCATCTTTAACTGAAGATGTAGAATTAGAATCGTATGGTGGTTATCCTCAATCAGCAAAAAACAATGCTAAAAGAGGTATTGCATTAAATGAAAAGTTAAACAATAAATGTGCAACTCAAGTTGGTAAAGTTAGAGCTAGACAACTTGAAAAGGGAGAAAATTTTACATTATCTACTCTTAAACGCATATACTCGTATTTATCGAGGGCATCTGCTTATTACAAGCCAGGTGATAATGAAGCTTGTGGAACTATATCATATTTATTATGGGGTGGTAAATCAATGCTTACTTGGACAACATCCAAATTAAAAGGTCTTGATGCTATTGAAGCATCTTCAACAATTATAGACGGTAGAGCTGCCTACTCAACACAAGAGGAAGCAGAACAAGCTGCTGAAGATATTGGATGTTCAGGTTATCATACACACGAGTACGAAGGTGATGTTTGGTATATGCCCTGTGAGGAACATAATCTAAAAGCTCCTTGCACAGAAGGCTATGAGCAAATAGGTATGAAAGATAAAGGTGGTAGAAAAGTACCTAATTGTGTTCCAATAAAATGAAAAGAAATAAAAACGCTACAGTAAGCCATTCTTCACCAAAAGTTTCGTCAAGAGGTTGTTTATGCCCTGATGGCAAGACATATTCTAAGAAGTGTTGCGATGGAACTTTACAAGCTCAAGGAATTGGTAAAGTCTGAAATCCAAACAAAATAAATTTAATCAGTAATAACTATAAATAAGTATCTTATGAAAGCAAGTGAAATTGTAACAAAAATCAAAGATGTTCTTTTATCAACTAATTCAGAAGAAGTAAACACTCCTGATGTTGAATTAAAGGACGAAGCTCCTAAAGCTAAAAAACCTGCTAAGGTTGAAGCTAAAGAAGCTAAAGAGGAAACTCCTAAAGCAGAAGTTAAGCAAGTAACTTACTCTGCCGAAGAAGAATATCAAGAAGAAGCTGAACTTATGCCTGAAGAAGCACCAGCAATGGAATACGCTACTAAGGACGAAGTTGCAGAGCTTAAATCTATGGTAGAAAAACTAAGAGGTATGATTGAGTCTAAAGAGGAAGCTAGAGAAGAAATTCCACAAGAATTATCTTCTGAAGAACCTGTTGAAGCTATATCTCATTCACCTGAAAACGAAGTAGGTGAAAAAATAGGTACAAGATATGCAGTTAATGCAAATCAAAATACTACTTACAATAGAGTATTAAACGCAATATCTAATAATTAATCTTTAAATAATTTAAAATGTCACAAACAATAACAACTTCAAATAGCGTATTGAGAGCAAGGTCAAAACAAGAAACTTTGACGACTACTCAAGATATAAGTGCTAATCAAGCTGGTACTGAGTTTAACATTGCAACAGATGCAAAAGTGATGACTCTACCTGCTATTAATGCCAATAATATTGGTATGGAATTTACATTTCGTAATACTGGAGCAGACGGTAATAACATTATTACTTTAAGCCCAGCTGCAACTGACGCAATTCACGGAACAGTAGCTGCTATACAATCTGGTGGTGTTGATAACAAAGACTGGATAAACACAAAAGCAACAGCAAACAAAGGCGACTGGTGTACAATAAAAGCAGTAGCACTAACAGACTGGTATTTAACTGGTGGTGATGGTGTGTGGGCTTCAGAAGCATAATTCGTAATAATAATTAATAATATAAATATTTAAAAAATGGCAACAACTAATAATTTAACAACTACTTACGCTGGTGAATTTGCTGGGAAATATGTATCTGCAGCTCTTTTATCAGGTAAAACTTTATCGGAAGGCAATATAACAATTAAGCCAAACGTTAAGTTTAAAGAAGTAATGAAAAAAGTATCAACTGATGACATCGTAAAAGATGCAAGTTGTGACTTTGACGCAACTTCTACACTAACTCTTACTGAAAGAATATTAACTCCAGAAGAGTTTCAAGTTAACTTACAATTATGTAAGAAAGACTTTAGAAGTGATTGGGATGCGATTTCTATGGGCTATTCGGCTTTTGATAATCTACCTCCATCTTTCTCTGACTTCTTAATTGCTCACGTAGCAGATAAGGTAGCACAAAGAATGGAAAACAACATCTGGTCAGGAACTAACGCTAACGCTGGACAATTTGATGGGTTCACTACAACTTTAACTGCTGATGGTGACGTTGTAGACGTTGCTGCAGGAGCTGTTACTTCAGGAAATGTAATAACAGAGCTTGGTAAAATTGCTGACGCTGTTCCTTCTGCTGTATATGGGTCTGAAGACTTATATATCTATGTATCAAACAACATCTATAGAGCTTATGTAAGAGCTTTAGGTGGTTTTGCTACTAACGTAGGTGCTGCAGGTACAGATGCTAAAGGTACACAATGGTTCAATGGTGGAGCTTTAACATTTGACGGTATTAATATCGTAATGGCTTCAGGTTTAGCTAACAATACAGCAGTAGCTGCTGAGAAATCAAACTTATTCTTCGGTACAGGTTTAATGTCTGACCAAAATGAAGTAAAAGTAATTGATATGGCTGACATTGATGGAAGTCAAAACGTAAGAGTGGTAATGAGATTCACAGCAGGTATACAACACGCTATTGGTTCTGATATTGTTCTTTACTCTTAATAACTAAAATTGTATAACATAAAGAGGGTAGGTGGTAATTCACTACTTACCCTTTTTTATAAAAAAATAATAATATGGCTTGTGATTTAACATTAGGAAGAAAAGAACCTTGTAAAGATGTCGTTGGTGGCATTAAAAATCTTTATTTTGTTGATTTTGGTGGTTTAGGTACTGTAACACTTACAGATGATGAAATTACAAATATGACTGGTGCTTCAGGTGCATTAACTGCACGTAAGTATGAGTTAAAAGGTAATTCGTCATTAGAGCAAACAGTAAACTCATCAAGAGAAAACGGAACTACATTCTATGAGCAAACATTAAATGTAACACTTAAAAAACTGTCTAAGGCAGATAATAAAGAGTTAAAATTAATGGCTTATGGTAGACCTCACGTTGCTGTTGAAGATTACAACGGAAACTTTATGATGGTTGGTTTAGTAAACGGTGCTGACGTATCAGGAGGTACTGTAGTAACTGGTGCTGCAATGGGAGACTTAAGTGGTTATACATTAACATTATCTGGTATGGAAACAACTCCAGCTAATTTTATGGCACATACTGCTGGTCAATTAGTATTTAACTCAACAGACTTTGCTGGGTTATCTGGTACTATAACTATTACAGAAGGTACTAACTCTTAAACAGAGTAGGTTCTTAAACATAGAAAGAGGGGACTTTTATAGTCCTCTTTTTTTTTGAACAAGATTAACCTTTATAAGTTATATAGGTATGATAAGATTATCACCAACAACATCATCTCAAACAATTAGTATAATTCCAAGAGCATATACAGTTGCTAGTGACTTATCTATGGTTATCGTAGAAGACGGTACAAGAAAAACTCAAACTATAAATAGTATTACATCTTCTTTATCATCTAATGGTAATTACTTGCAGATGTCTGTGGCTTTTAGTATTTTAACAGCTGAAAACAGCTATTCTTTTGAGTTAAAACAAGGAAGTACTTTATTATATAGAGGTAAAGCATATTGTACATCACAAACAGATAATACAACAGACCACACATTAAATAGTAATAAGTATAATGAATATGTTGGAACAGATACAGATGACCAAAAATATATTGTAATATGAGCAAAGTAAAAGTAATAAACCTATCAGGTTACGAAGTGCCAAGTATAAAAGAATCAACTAGATATGATTGGGTTGAATATGGTGATAACAATAACTATTTTGGGGACATAATAGATAGATATACAGGTAGTCCAACAAACTCAAGATGTATAAACGGTATTACAGATTTGATTTATGGTAGAGGATTAAACGCAACAGATTCAGAAGATAATGCTCTTCAGTTTGGACAAATGCAACAAATACTTAAAGATGTAGATGTAAGAAGAATTACGGGAGATCTAAAGTTATTAGGTCAAGCATCTATACAAGTTGTATATAACAAAAGGAAAACAAAAATAATGCAGTTAAAGCATTTTCCTACAGAAACATTAAGAGCAGAGAAAGCAAAAGATGGTCAGATAAAGGGATATTATTATCATCCAAAATGGAGTGAAATAAAACCTTCTGACAAACCTAAAAGAATACCAGCATTTAAGTTTGGTAAAAAAAGTGAA